ACAGAAAGGCTAATAGAGCCACAATAAGGTAGCTCATAGCTCAAATCTCCTCTAGGATAGGTAATTCATCAAGAATTTCTTTAAAGCTCTTAGGAAGCTTCCTATGACCTTCTGTGATGTCTTTTAGAATAGCGTATCCTTTTGACCATACTTCTGATCTCCATTTACCAAACTTCTCTCCTTCTGCTCTAAAAGGATTATCAAATCCTGCATAAGAGCAAGCTGATAGGATATTGTCATAGCCTTTAGCTATTGCCTTCTCGTCTAGTAGATCTTGTATCCTTTTCTTAACTAAGGGTAGTATCTCTGTATCAGACATATCGACTACAGCATAGCTGACCTTGTAGTTATCTTCATCTATATCTACTCGTCTAGAGATAGTTTCAAAATCTCCTAGAGCTACTTGAGGAATCTCTCCCTGCTCTACAGGGATATAGCCTTTCGCTTTTAGCTCTTCTTTACTAAGCTTATCTGGGTAAGATATGCTAACCTCTGTCTGAATAGTAGATACATTCTCTACTACCTTATCATTTACGTTATATAACTCCATAACTATCTCCTTAATCTATTTGTAATTTGAATTGTGAAAGATCTATATAGATATTGTTAAAGATATATTCTTTAGCTTTATTATATAACTCTTCGTAGTTAGCATAATTTGTAGGCATCCCTTGTGGATCACTATATGCGACTGGCTTATCGAGATTTTCATACGGAAACTCAAACATAAGACCTGCTTGAACATAAGGTATTCTACCTGGTGTTGTAGGGCTATTTATAGATATGGTTGCAGGACCTGTAGGTGTTACCCAATCAGAATGATTAGTAGGTTTTGTAGCTGCATCAGTATAAACCTCTTTAGGATAGATATATCTATATTGTTCATAAGAAATCATCCAAGTATCTTCAGGCACTAATTCAGCTGATGCATTACCATAGCGTGTCTTATTATTTCCATCATAGAAAGCTGCAGGAGCATCTGTAACAGATAATACTACCCTGCAAGATATCTCTAAAGGTATACTCTGACCACCTTGTGTAAAGCCATAGTCATCTTTAGTTCTAGGCATATCAATAGTGATCTTACCAACAGGGTCTTTGGAGATATACATATCAATTCTACTCCATAGCTTCCTTCTATCCTTCTGTGTAGGAACTAAACCTGCTTTATCCTTATTAAACTCTAATGCACAATAGAGATCATCTTTTGGCTTTAATGTAATATCCTTACCAATAAAGTCATATACATTATGAGATATCTCAGGATTAAATCCATCTTTATCCTTCTGCTCTACTTTAAACGATAAGGTAAATACACTCTTGCTAGGAGAAGGATACCTAATTCCTCTCCAGAAGTATTCAGAAGCTGTTGTTAGATATCTAGACATACTCGTTAAGAATAATAAGCTATTGTGCTTACTTCTTGAAGGATCTAAGACAGGAGAGGCATTAGACATATCTTTTAGAGTATAAGGATACTTATCTACACTATTTTTTTTAGTAAAAGTTGCATCAGTGAACCATTGTAATGGGTTTCTCTGATACCCAGATAGAGAGCTTTTCCAAGTATTCTCAATATCGCTATTATACATTTGTGCAGTGCCATTAAATATCTCGTATATCCTACTACGAGTAGTAGCAAACCTAAAGTAGAACTTATGCACATCTTGATCTTCAGCTCTATTCTTGAACTTATTAGTGAATACATCTAAATAGTCTTTGAAATATACCTTTAGAGAGTTATACTTATCAGCTGGTATTACTCCAGAAACTTCTTGGTGGATTGTCATATCAGTTTCTACATAGAAATCCTTATAGGTATCGAAAGCTTCTATACCTCCTGCTAAATATTTATCTAAAGTGCTATGATACATAATGTATGAATGTAACCTATCAGCAGACTTACCAGCTACAATACCATAAGGTTCTAAAGCATCTGTTCCTTTATACTCTTTATCCTTAGCTAGAGCTGACCCTAGAAACATTAGATTAGTATTAGTAGTGTCTCCTTCAGTTATAAGAGGACACTTTTTAACATTTAACACTCCCTTATAACTCTGACACTTATAAGGCAAGAATAAGACTCCATCCTTATCATAAATAGTAGTAATATTCCTATCCTCCAGATAAGTATCAGAGAGAAATAGAGAGTCGTTCAGAGCATTATTATCCCACCCTATAATAAACGAAGTTGTTGGATGCTGAGACATAGGATCATACAACACAGGGTAAAGTTGCATAGTATCTGTTTGCCTATTATTTGATGTATATGGAGGACAATAAGGTTTTCTATAAGTATAACTTCTAAACTCAGCTATCTTTCTAGAACTACATAGATTTTCAAACTGCTCTGCGGTTACATTCTGAGCATAGAGAGGATTAGCTCTGTGCATTAGCAAATTATCGCAAGCTTCGTTTATATAGAGAGGGTACCACTCTTGATATAGCTGTCTATTAACAGATGTTGTCCATTCGATCTCTAGCTCTTTAAGAATATTCTCGGCATCCTTTGCAGTTCCAGTAAAACCTGGTAGGTCTATTGTAAAGCCTACAAAAGGTTTAATTGTGCCATTAGGTAAAGTGATCGTTTGAGTATCCTTTACTCTAAACACAATGTTACCAAGAGTTTTCTCCATACTTAGCTTAATAAAGTCAAGTGTGTGATATCTCGTATTACCAGTTACTCTACCTATAGCTAGGTCATTATAACGATCATAAAGAACATCCGTTAATGTTAGAGCATTACACTTATCACTCAATAAGAAGCCAATACCACCAGATTTCAGAGGTATAGAAGGATCACTTAATTTCTGCATATAAGTAATAGGTGCTCTATTAGTTATGTAAGACTCAATATTCTTAGCTTCGTGAGAGATATTATACGTAAAGTAAAGCACTTCTCCCTTATACTTTAAAGCTAATGTAAAGTGTCTTTTACCAGCCCATATATTATACAAATTCTGATTACCTTGTTTAAACTGAACATATACTTTAGGTTTAATTCTACTCGTTGATAAATCTAAAACAGTGTTAAGACTTTCCATACTATTATCTGCTAAATGTTCCATTTTAGAGTAAATAAGATTTTTAGTAGCCTTATACACAGGGAAACTAACTGTTGCTTTGCCAGCAATGATATCTTCAGCAGTAAGGATATACTCTTTCTTAATAGTAGGATCATTAGTAAGAGTAATAGATATCTTATCTCCTGCAACATATCTACTTTTCTTGAGTATATAAGTTATATCAACATCAAACAAACCAATAACTACAGATGTCTTAGAGTAATTCTTCTCATAACCTATTTCTAGTGGAGTAGTCTTCTGAGGAGTTCCATCTGAGTATGTATATCTATACCTAACTCTAGTTACATTTGGAATTAATGGCTTACTAGGTTTAAATGAGTATTCGCCATCACTATTTGAAGTAGTTGTGGCTAACACTTCCCCAGTTTCAGAGAGCATCTCTACCTTAGTATTAGGCTTTGTAGTACCATTGTAGGTAATCTCTGGAGGATTAATAATATCTAGCTCTTCTTGAGGGTTCTCATACATAATGATGTCTTTAGTTATAGCCCCTTGAGGAAATAACTCTCCAGCTATGGTATCTCTAATAACCAAGCAAGGTAGTTTCTCCTTGCTAGTTACTTTTAACATAGAGCTGTTCATAGTTATACCCTACCTATGTATATCTTATTATCTAGAGGATTGAGAACATAGGCAAATACTTCCATATCTCCTAGATCTGTAGGTGCTCCATTTCTCCAGACAAATATATTTCCCCAACTCTTAATAAAATTAGCTCCTTTAACTATGATAGTTCCTTCAAACCACATCTTATCAGCTTTGTTCTGAGCTGGGATATTATCAGTAGAAATAGCGAAAGTATCTAGTTTCTTAGTTAGAGTAACTACAAAGTTCCTATATGTCCCTAGAGTAGTGATGTTCCCTTCATCAGTAAACTCTTGATATTTATCTGCATTAGGTAACATACCTAGTTTATACAGAGAGTTCTTTAAGATAGTCTCTTTAATAGCAGGTTCTGAAGGCTTAGTATTGTCTATAAGGTTATTTGTGATAGTACTAATTGAAGCTGGTAGAATACTATCTGGTAGCTTACCATCAGCACCTAAGAAAGCTATATACTTCTTGAATAGGTTAGCTGTAGCTTCATTACCTATACTATACGAGCCATCAGTCTGCTCTTCTAAGTAAAGTATAGGACATACACTATTAGCAAAGTATCTAAGCACATCTTCCATACCTACAGTTCTTATCTTATTAGGCACATAGGTATTTTCTGGATTAAGATTACCATTTATATAATGCTCTTCTGCTGAGTTGTTAATATCATTAAGCTCTTTAGCCCACTTTACGCTTTTATATACCATTAGAGAATATTGTGGAGGTAAATTCTTCAGAGAGGCAGCGTGTTTATTCACAAAGACCTGACTACCATATAATGGAGTATCATAATTCATACCTTCAGTATTAAGATCTAATATATCAAGGTTTTTAACTAATGCTTCTCCGTGTCTATTTACACCACATACTACACTAGGAATACCACTGTTATAAGGTATTTTAAACATATCTATATCAGTTTCTGCTCCATATAGGTTGCTAAGTTTTAGAAAATACTTTAATGGTTTAGAACCATTATCTTCTTGTAGTAATTGTGTTAAAAGACTATCAGAAGTTAGTATATTCTCTAATAACAGCTGAGCAAGTACACTGCCAGCATCTGGATGATCTGGATCAGCTACATCTTTTAGGATATTAATAATAGTTTCTTTGCTCACAGGAGTTGGTGTTCCACCTGTAGAAGGTATCTCAGCTATCTTAGCATCCACATACTTCTTAATAAGCTTTACAAGTTCATCTTTGAGTGCTACTTGATCTATAGCCTTACCAGCTAATTCAGCCTTCTGAAGCTCTTTATACTTCTCAAATAAGGCTTTAATTACCTTATCTACCTCTTCATTACCATTAGGTATCTCCCATTTAGAGAATAGCTCTGTAAAGTTAATCTCTGTGTTACCTTTAGGTGTTCTAAGGTAGAAATACTCTGTAGCTACTTTAGGATCGGTTAGAGTATCTCCTGCTAGTAATCTAGCCCAGATGATTACACCATTAGCTAAATCAATAAAGATAGCTCTGTGGTCATTCTTGCTATCCTTCTTAGTCCTAGCTCTTAAATCAGTTAGTATCTTATTAGTCTGTGTAGTCCTATAAGTATCTAACTCACTCTTCTTACTATCCCAAACAGCTTTAGTAATCTCCCCTTCAGGGAGAATTACTTGCTTATCTTTAGCTGTATATACTTGATATTTGATCATATCTCTGCTCCATTTCCCTCGTCTTCACTAGGAGTTGGTGTAGTTCCGCCTTTACCAGTTACGTTAGCCACTATATCAGCTTTAATATCCCCATTAACTGTAGCTGTAGTTGTCTTAGTTTCAGTAACATTATTAGTTACGTCATTCTTCGTTGTAGCTGTTGTAGTATTGGTTGTATTACTAGTTACATCGTTCTTAGTTGTGGCTGTAGTTGTATTTGTTGCTGTGGTATTCTCAGTAACCTCATTCTTGGTCGTTGCTGTCGTAGTGTTGGTTGCTGTAGTGTTTGCAGTAACTTCATTCTTAGTTGTAGCTTTAACATCCTTAGTAACATTTGTAGTCTCAGTATTAGTTGTAGTTACGTTATTAATTATCTGATGACCTATGTAAGTCTCTTTGATATGAAGCATCTCAGCTTTAATAGCTTCCAGCTCTTTATCTTTCTCTGTCTTAAGAGCCAATAACTTTTCACTGAAGCTATTTGCCATTTCAGTAAGCTTAGTATTCACATCTAGCTTAAAGTTAGACATATCCACTTGCATCTTCATTAGAGCATTCTCTAGTGGTAATAGAGCGTGAGCTATCTGTCCTAGCATATCGTTAGCTTTGTCTTCAATAGCTTTATTAGCTTGAGCTATGGTATTCTCTAGATCACTCTTGAACTCAGCTATCTTATTAGGTAAATCTTTATAAACCTCAATAGCTTTAACAACATCTGCCATATTGGCTACGATAACCTTTAGGTCATCTTTCATCTCTAGTAATGACTTATAAGTCTCTAGGTTAGCTGTAAAGACCTCTAGTATCTTTATACCTCTAGCAACTATCTCAATAGCTAATAGATGCTTGTACACAATATCTATGTTAGATATGTCTGCATACACACCCTTAATTTGATCTAGGTTGTTATACAACGTCCTAAATATCTCTTCATCTTCACTACAATTAACAAATGACTCTCTAAAGGCATAGATAACATCTAATACCTCTTTCTTGTTCTTGATCTCTTGTAGTAAAGGTATTTGATCTAGAGTATCCTTTAGTACCTGTAGATTATCCTTAAGAGTTACCATAGTATCTTTCATAGTAGCTAAGGTATCTATGTTATCAACTGAGTTTGAAACCTTCTCGATAACATTTACTTTAGCTAGGACATTATCTATACTTGTCATAGCTCCTGCTACTGTATCTATACTATTGATACTATTATTAACTCTTAGTATCTCAGTTAAGTGATTAGTGAAATTAGTAAGTTCTGTAGGTATCTCATATTTCACAACTTTGATCTCAGGTGTAGAAGAACCTGTACCTGTCCCAATAGGGGCTAATACTGAACCACCAGGAGTACCTGGTAAACCTATAGCTGGCATTATTAGTAAAATCCTTTCTTAGTTTCTAGTGTAGATAGCATATCTTGATCTAATGCCCAAGAATGCTGTTTGGCTTCTTCTAGTTCTCTAACATAGTTATTAACTATAGGTCCTTCTAGTTGCTTGAACCCATCTATGCTTCTGACAACTTTTAAAGCAACTAAAGCATATAGTAATCTAAGCAGTTGGTTTGGTAAAGGAAACTCTGTAGATCCTACATTATCTGTTGTGGAGACTAATTCAGGAGCTATTTTCCTATACTTAACATATAGAATATCTCCCTCTTTATTGTTTGGTAAGTATATGGTCTTAGGATCGATTAGAAAGGCATTCTTAGCATTTAAGACATACTCTCTCTGCTTACTATCTGTAACATCTAGTATCTCTAAGACTTCTTCACTTTGGACTGATCTTATCATACTATCTCCTTAAACCATAATCAGCAACTATTGTATCTAAAACTTCGTTAGGCTTATCCTTAGCTTTCTCGGCTTCTCTGATACTCTTTGTAGTAGCTAGTATGACATTGCTATCCTTAGCTAATCTCTTAGTAGCTACACCATTCACATCATACGTAAAGTTATCATCCATATTCAGCTCTAAGCTAAATACTCTGCTATCACTAGGTACTGCTATGATAGCTTGATCTGTACCTAAGTTAAACTCTGCATATATCTCATTCAATGCCTGATTAACTACAGGTATTAGTCCTTCACTGCTCATAGGCTTACCAGCATAGGCTGATATATTAACCATTAGATGATCTTGTATATCACTCAACACTTTGTCTATCTGCATTCATATCCTTTCAAAAGATTGTATTTGATCCATATTTGCTAAGAGTATCATAATCCTCGTAGAAAAGCTGTTCATCAGCATCTAATGATCTAGCTGCTTCACTAGGAGCATATATGTCCATCATCTGTAGCATAGAGATAGTATCTAATACATCATCGTGTCTGCTCTTAAAACCCATTTTAGAAGCCTTAGAAGCCTCGTCAACGAACTCTTTACCCCAAGCCATATCCTTCATCCTATTAGCTACCCAAACGTTTCCTTGCTTGAAATTAGGCACAAATAACAAGAACCTAGAGAACTTATCTCCTACAGGTCTAATACCTTCTCTACCACCATTGTTTGAACTAGCTAGGTTAAAGTAAATATTCTTCTTAACCATTTCGTCTCTGATCCAGCTAATGAACCCTGCTTGCTGTCCTGTAGCTTCTATACCTACACTCAGAGGACTATACTTCTGGCATAGCCTAAATAGCTCCTTAATGAACTTACTAACCTCTACCTTATCACAGAACCCATCTACTGCCATATATTGCTTCTGACTATTAACAGCCCATACTGTGATCACACTGTAATCGCTACTATCTTTTACAGTAGTAGCTAAATCCGTAGTTATGTAGAAGTTATAGCTAAACTTGTTCTTAAATACTTCTTTCTCGTCAAACCACTTAGTATCATCATCATTTAGTAGCTTATCTTCGTCAGATGTTACTCTTAGCATAAGCTCTTGATTGAAGTTCTCTGGTCTTTTCATAGCTTCAGCTTCTTGATACTCTCTCAACACATACTCATAAGGAAACCTATCTTCCCAGCTACCTTTAAACTCCTCTTTAGTACAAGGGAACTTCTCACATACAGGTATAGCTGTAACCTTCCAGCTACCACTCTCAATAGCTTTATACAATGGATCTTTAGCGTTAAATGGAGTTCCTACCCATACTATCTTCTGATTAGTAGGATGTAGAGCTTTAGATACAGCCTTATAAACTATGTCCTCTATGTTCTTGATAGTAGTCTCACTCCTAGCATCCTCATCGCTCATAATGTCATCTAAGAAGGCTACATTAGGTCTTTGACCTAATTCTCTTGTACCCCTCACTCCAGTACCTACACCATATCCTCTAACTACTAGCCTATCTCCAGCTACATTCTGAAACTCTAGCCTTATATCCGTAAACTTTCTACCACCAGCATTATCGTCCCAGTTCTCCTCTCCTACACTACCACCATTCTCTACACCTAATCTAAGGCTCTTATTTGGTATCAATTTCTGTAAGAAAGGACTATTATCATACTTAAACTGGATATTCTTCCTAAGGGTCTTTACACCATTAACTATGCTGTCAGATACATACATAATAAATGATACTTTACCAAAACCTGGTATCTTCCCAAATGCAGCAGCATAAAGAATTATGTACTCAATAAGGCTACTCTTAGCAGCACCACGATGACATACAAGTATATCTCTAGGTGTCTTATTCAGAATGGTATCTAGCATCCTAAGATGAACTAGAGGAGTAGTATTCTCCTCCATACCATTATTAACCTCTTTAATAAAGTTTACGATAGTTAAAGCTTCTTTACTAGGTACATAGTCCTTGAAGCTATAATCTACCTCATTCAGATACTGATCCATAGACTTTGCCATCATCATTTCCCCATCTTATTTGTTTTAGAGTAACTATATCATCTTTAGCTCCTTTAGGGATTACTAAGAAAGGATTGACATCATATACTCCTCTGTTGCCTTTGATTATACAACCTTTCTTCATAAATCCTATGATCCTATTAGCTATTGTTTCTGATACGTTATACGTCTTAGCTATCTCTTTATATGTGATATTAAGCTTGAAGTCCTGTTTAACCACATTAGTTAATAGATCCATAACTATATACCACTGCTCTATGCTCTTGCATAATAGAGCAGTCTCCATTAGCTCCTGCATATATACTAGGTTATAACCTTTAGCCTTCATATTCTTCTTACGAAGTATAAACTCATCTTGAGCTATCATCTCATTAGTTTCAGCATCAAACCTCGATACTAACGTATGTTTCTCTACTTGTACTGACATTTATTTCTCCTTTTCTCTACAAGTTATATTAGCCTTATCTTGCAATTATACCATATTAGTCTCCAAATGCAAATATAACCTCTCTTATTGGTCTCTACGTGCAAATAGCAAACTACCTCTAATTTAGCTGTCTCTACGCATTTAGAGCATATTTTGCAATTCTTGTTCTATATATAGTAATAAGAGAAGTAACAGATTTCAAATTAGAAGCTAATGGGAGATATGATTCGATGCTTCGCATCGAAGCAGAGAAACCTTCATACAATCATTTAGAGCCTCTCTAAACAACGATCTCATTCTCAGAAGCTAATTATACCTTTTCTCCCTAATTGCTCTCTGAGAGGCTCTAAATGACTTTTAACCTATAAGTTTGTCTGACACTGAAACTAGGGGGGATATGTTTGCAGACACAGATGAACCTCACTGAAACTAATGGTAACTAAGGGATACTATGTCCCCTAACGTTACTCCCTAGTTTCAGTGTCTGGTTCTAGGTCTCCCTCAGTGTCAGATAAAGACTCTTCAACCTTATCTTCAACTATATCTGCTTCTACGATCTTAGCATTTGCTATCTGCTTAATATCTCCACCATTCATAATCAAAGCTCTCTGTTGCTCAACTAATTGTGCCATAGCTCTCTCATAGGTGCTAACGATACTATCCCTAATATCAGTCCCACTACCCACCTTAACGTTAATATCAATCCCTTCAGGTGGCTTAAGATGCACTAATAACCTATCAGCAGCACTAATCCTATCCTTGCTTAGCTTAGCTGTTCTCATCTCTTCAGCTAAGGTTTCTACAGCAGCATAACGATACCCTTGATACATCAGATACAGAGGTATCTCACTCTGTGCCAATATCTTAGAAACTAAAGGTGTCTTTCTATACCTCTGAGCAGCATAATCAATATTCTTATACTCTTTACTACCTACAGGACAATCCCTATTATTCTTAACAAAATCCCTATGAGCAAATGCTGCTTGATAAGCATCCTTAATTCTCCCCCTGTAAGCCTCCAAATAGCTACAGAACCTAATAGCATTAATGTAATCCTCTAGTGTAACCTTATAGCTACTATCCAGATCATCTAAGACATTCTTGTAAGTGATAATAGTATCTACAAACTTAGCACCATCATAGATAGGATCATCTATGCTCTCATTTACTAGCTTAACAACTTCATCAGTAACAGTAAGCTTCCTCTTCTGTCTTTTACCCTTACTGTTAGTCCTAAACCACTCAGCAACAGTATCAGCATCTACGTGTGCTATATTGCCAACCTTATTTAAGCAATCTCCTAATCTAGGTCTTACCTTATCTTCCATAGTTTCTCCTTAAGATATCAAATTACCTTACATTATACACAAATCCTAAACCTTACTCTAAACCTAACTTCTCCCTCTACTTCTATCTGTTACTGAGGGCAGATATGTAAGCTAGGGAGAAACATCAATCCATAGTTACTCCATAGCTAACATATCAGCTTAACCATAGTTTCTCTGCCACTGAAACTAATGATAACTATGCCCTTAACTATGCCTTTAGCTATATCTCCAGCTATGCCCTAAGCTAGCTTTACAGCTAGAATGCTAGCTTTACCCATTAGCTCACATATCAGCCAGCAGTAACAGATAGAAGTAACAGAGCAAAGAAACAGAGAACCTAACAGAGGGCTTGGCTAAAGCCAAGAGCCTACAGAGCAGACACTTCATCAGAAACAGAGTGAGCATCAGAGGGGAAGCTATAGGGAGCAGAAACAGAGGAGGCATCAGCTAGGGTAGTACTTACTAGACCAGTTTTATTTGGGGAAACACTATAAATTTGTTTGGTAGCAGTACTTACTAGACCAGCAGTCTATTCTCAGAATACCCCCCGGTATGTCTGAGATGCATTCTGTAAAAGAATGCTTTAGAGTGGGGAAAGTGAAATAACTTTATTATGAAAGGAGAACAGCAATGGAATGGTTAATTGCTGGTCTAGTCTTTGCTGTTTTAGCAAAGCGTGGATTAAAGGCACAGAATAAGTCTGTGGACATTAAAGGTGCAGCTAGCACTATAGCTGCAAACGTAGTACTTGAAGTATGTGAACTCGCGGAGATCGAGATCACAGATACCAAGAGTACAAGTAAGAAGTCGTAAGACTTCTTACATCTTTTCTTTTTCTCTCAACTCCTTATATTCTAAAGACAATCTATATGGTAATGCTGACAGATAGACCAATGAGGAAAGTGAAATTAAATCTTAATCTTAAAGGAGTCAGAAATGGCACAAGTTATTATCTTACAAATGAACGGAGATAAAGTTGAAAAGAGTTTGAACTATTTACCGCAAGGTAAACCGTTCTATAACATTGTCTCAAAGGGAGACAAACAAATTAAATGTGCTACTGCTGAAGAAGCTTTAGCTTGGCTTAAGGAGCACGAGAAAGAGGATAAAACCTACTACATCAAGATCCCTTCAGGATTTCACACTGTAGGTATCGAGTCTTTAAGGATAGCGTAAGCTATCCTTTTTCTTTTTCTAAACTTAACTTTTTCTTGACGTTTACCAAACGTCATATAGACAGACCTACGCAGTTGTCTGCACAGCAGACCTGCTGACAGATAGACACACAGTTTCTTACTCTGTATCTGACATCAGTATCAGACTCTGTTACTGTTATCAGTTTCGGTTCTGTCTCTGTTGTCTGTTACTTTTAACAGTAATAGACTAATCACATTAACTCAGAGGAGAATTAATGGTAGATTTAAAGCTTGAGATAGAGGTTCATTATGAGCCTCTATTAGCTGAGATACATAGCAGAGTATCTCAGTGGCTTATAGACTATAAGGCTGGCTTATGGGGTAAAACCTACGAGTCTAAAGATATTCGTCTTAGCAAAGTTGAAGCTAACCTAGATGATATCCCTTTATGGGTACTTCTAAGCATAGCTTCTAACCAACAAGAAACATTGCAGACTTGTTCTGCAAGACTGGGTAGTTTCTTAGAGGATGAGACTATCCTAGCTATCAAGACTGGAGCAGAACTCTTGAGTATCTGCGATAGCTTGGGATATGAGATTGAGAGACCTGTCTATGGTCAAGGTAACACATTTATGGTTACCTGCAAACTAGATAGGTTAAGTGAGGTGCTAGCACTTCAGGCATTAGAGTTCTATCCTATGCCTGAACTAACTATACCAGATTGTCCTAAGAGCAATGCTCAGGTGCTATTAGGACACAGAGAGAACAGACACGAGAATACTCTTAATATATCTGTGTTAGCTATCCTTAGCACAGTTGGCTATAGACTTACTCCTATAGCTACTATGGTTGAGCCTAAGCCAGAAGGTGTCAGAGATACTGACTGGCAGAACTATCTCGAACAATGCGAGATAGTCAAGGCAGAGCTTGGTAGTAAGCCTTTCTACTTTAAATGGGCTTACGACAAGAGAGGCAGAGTGTATAGCAAAGGATACCATTGCAACGTTCAGGCAAATGAGTATCACAAAGCTTGCCTTAGCTTCTCTAAAGAGGTAGAGCTAACTGATCGTGGTTGGTATTGGCTTAAGGTAGATATAGCCAATGCCTTTGGATTAGATAAGCTAACGTGGGACGAGAGAGTAGCTTATGTTGATGAACATATCACTGATATGCTAGCAGACATAGATGGCTGGTCAGCTAAGGCTGATGATAAGCTATTAGCTAAGTCAGCACTCTTAGCATACAAGGACTCTCTAGCTAGCGGTAAGTCTAACCACATAGTTAGGCTAGATGCAACTACATCAGGACCTCAACTGATGTCAGTTACAACTAGAGATATAGTGGGTATGGAGAGGTTTAACGTCATAGGTAGCAGTGTTAGAAGGGATTTCTATACAGAGGTAGCTCAAGCTATCTATGATCAAACTAGGGATAGTAAGCTATGGGGAGAAACACCTAGCTTCAAGAATATTAGAAAGGACATTAAAGCTTCGATAATGACCTATTACTACAATAGTGAGGCTAACCCTAAAGCTTACTTCGGAGAGGATAGCAAAGAGCTAAAGGTGTTCTACGACGTTATGGCTACATCAGCCAAAGGTGCAGTAGAACTAAAAGGTTACATCAACTCTCTATGGTCTGATACTAAACTATACAATGCTTGGTATCTACCAGATGGACATTATGCGTATTGTCCTGTAATGGTGCAGGACAAGAAACGTGTAGAGATCAAGGAGATGAAAGGTGGTACAGCTACTATGACAGTAGTCTGTGATGTGAACAAACCTTCACACGAACCACACAGATCTCTTATGCCCTCTACAATACACAGCATAGATGCCCTAATGATGCGTTGGGTAGTTGAGATACTGAATGAT